TTCGCGATCACGACCGGCGGTCCCATCGGAGACAAGCATGTCGTCGTCAACGATGTCTTCTGCTGCACGAAGATCCAGACGACAGAAACTTCCTAAAAAGTTTCCAAACAGGCTTGCACTATTCACGCATTCTGCTAAACTCTGTGAGTCGGGGAACTCGCCCCGGCCACGCACCAAGAATCAAGGAGCATCAAACAATGGCCCATCAGATCACCAAGACGGACGGACTCGTCCTCAACCAGAAGCGCGCATGGCACGGACTCGGCAAGGTTGTCGAGACCGCGCCTTCTCCGTATCAGGCTCTCCACCTCGCTGACCTCGACTGGTCGGTTGTCACTGCTCCTCTGCACGCGACGACCTTCCTCCCGGACGGCGAGACCCCGCTCAAGATCACGGTGCCGGACCGGCACGCTCTCGTCCGCGACGACACCAACGAGGTGCTTGGCATCGTCAGCGACCGCTACGAGGTTCTCCAGAACCGCGAACTCGCCGACCTCATCTACGAGGTCGCCGAGGCCGAGGACATCACGGTCGAGTCGGCTGGCTCGCTCAACGGCGGCAAGCGCGTCTTCTTCCTCTGCCACCTCGATACCTTCGGGTTCGAGAACGGCGATGACGAGGTCAAGCAGTACGCGATGTTCCGCACCGGCCACGACGGCAAGACCGAGGTCTCGGTCCGCCAGACCAACGTGCGAGTCGTCTGTGCCAACACCGAGGCGGCAGCCATCGCCAAGGATCGCGGCGTCGGCTTCCGGCACCGGGGCAACATCCTCGACAACGTCCGCACCATGCGGATGGCACTCGGCGACCTCCGGAGTCAAGCCCTCGCCTACCGCGAATTTGCGGAGCAGTGCATGGCGACCCCGGCCCCGAACACCAGCGAGTATTTCAACTCGGTCTGGATGGAAGTCAACAAGGTGCGACCGACCCTCAACAGTCGCGCCGACTCCCGACGCAAGAACATGATCGAAGCGTGGGACAGCCTCCAGCGGCACGAGTGGAACTACAAGTTCGCGGGGACGGCGTGGGGAACCTACAACGCCGTGACGCAGTGGGCGAACTACAACGCCCCCGTCCGACGCACGAAGGGTGCGACGATGGACGAGGCCCGGATGGTCTCGCGAATCGACGGACGCGGTGACGCCTACAGCAAGGCGGCAGCCAAGGTGATGGAGACCGTCCTCGCCTGACCTGCACGGGAGGCTCGGCATCGGGCCGAGTCTCCCGACGACCTGACCCTTGAAAGGAGCAACCAATGACCGACACCGTGACCGTGACCATCGACGACACCTTCCCAGTCAAGGGGCCATCCGTTTTCAACGGAGTGCTTCTTCCAGCAGGCGAGTACCACGTTCAGTGTGACCTCGACATCGAGGTGACGAAGGCAAGCAATCGCCACGAGCCTTGGTCTGACGACGACGCCTACGAGATCATCGTCGCCCGTCCTTGGACTGAGTTCGGAGATGAGAGCAAGATCATGGTCTGGTTCATCCCGGACGGCGGCGAACCAGAACCGTGGTACGACCACGCTACCGAAGTCGATCAGGACGCAGCGCAGACCGTTGGCGGCGAGTCACTCGCTCGCTGGTTCTGCGAAGACCTCGACCTTGCCAGCCTGACCGACGGCCTTCACTGACCCCAAACAACAAGGAGCAATCAATGACGACCGAGACACCATTCCCTGAAGACAAGGACTTCGAACTTCCGATCGCGACCGCGAGCCTCGTGGGTTCACTCATGCAGGCCGCGCTCGTGTCCGATCAGAACGAGTCGAAGGAACTGTTCAACCCGCAAGCGATCATGCTGCCCAAGGACAAGGAGCAACGCGAGCAGTTTTCTGCACTCATCACTCATATTGTCGACTCGATCGTCGAGATGACATCCATGCCGGAAACGATCGTGAAAGATTTGGAAGAAGAGGTTACGAAGACGGCGAGACTCAGGCTTCAGCACCGAGGCACCTTCGACAAGAAGGCGATGATCGACCTGCTAAAGTCGGCAGGCTTTGATAAAAGTGTTGACAAGGACGGGGAAGTGTGCGACAATGACGATGACCTGTCGTGGATGGACAATCATCCGCGATTCCGCAAGAACTGAAAAGGAGCAAACAATGACGAAGTTGGAAAGGATCACGGACGCACTGCGGGCTGCTCGCAACAAGACGCAACGGTGTTGCGACAAGTTCGTCAGCACGAACCTTGAAGCGGTCTGGGATTTGCGAGACAGCATCGAGCAGCAGGGCGCGCCGTGCCAAATCAGGCGAAACGGCGCAGAGTATTCGCTCGTCATGTCCACCGGCGTCCTCGCGATCTGCGAGGCGACCGAGTGGGCATTGCATATGGTCGACGAAGAGATCACCGACAGCAAGGAGCAAACGCATGAAAGCAATGACTGAAGAACAGGCCGCGAAGTTCGGCAACACCCGCCACGGAATCGGTCCCACTCGCGGCGACCTCGTCTACATCTCGTCCTTCGAAGACTACACCAACGGCTTGTACCTGCTGGTCCGCAAAGACGAAGAGTCGGGCAACTGGGAACTTTGCAAGTTCAACAGTTTCAGGCGATCGGAACAGCAAGGGGTTTCAATTTTCTGGGACGCCAACGACGGCGTGATGTCTGTCAGCGGCGGACCTTGGAAAATGTTCAAGGGTCCGTTCGAGGCGAGCGAAGCACGGAGGACCATCAAGGCGTGGAATTGGATGGACCAAACACCGGGCGAGCAGAAGGGCCATACATTTGAATACAGCGCGTGTCTTTGGTTCGGCTCCGACGAGGGGTTCGTGACCACAGAAGAAGAAGAAAAGGAGGCTCGCGAATGTCAGACATCACAGTGAACTATGACGACAACGGGATCGAGAAGGAAACCAGCAACGTCTGGGTCGACTGGCCCGACGGTTACTGCTGGCTCGTGCTGAACGAGTACGGGGTGATCGGCGCAGTCATCACCCAGAACGACGGAGAGGCTGGCTGGCACGAAGCGTATGAGGCTGCGGTCGACGAGATCGCCCACGACTACGAGGTCGAGGACGAAGCCGAGTTCAACGAGGCCCAAGAAGACGGTCTCTGTCAATACCGGGGCAACGGCGTGCCGTCGAACAAACGACGGAATTCTGCGATCGCAGACACGCAATACCTGACGGTCCGAAGAAACGAAAGGAGCATTCAACCATGCCACTGAGAGGAAAGAAGCCGAAGGACGTAGACAAGCGTTTGAAGATGTTGATGTTCGGGCGCGCGGGTGTCGGCAAGACGACGGCAGCCCTGCAATTCCCGAACTGCTACGTCATCGACACGGAGCGCGGTGCAGAGAATTACTCTGACATCATCAACGGGAGCGGCGGCTCGCTGTTCCAGACGACATCGTTCGACGAGATCGTGCAGGAGGTGCGGAGCCTGAAGACGGAGAAGCACGATTTCCAGACGCTTGTGATCGACCCGATCACGGTGATTTACGACGACCTCGTCGCCTCGTGGGAGAAGCGAGTCGGCACCGACTTCGGACGGGGCTACTCGGCAGCGAAAAAGGAGTGGAAGCGTTTGACCTCGCTGCTCTCCTCGCTCGACATGAACGTGATCCTGACGGCTCACGCGAAGAACCTGTACGCCGAGGGGACGGCGATGAAGATCATCGGCCAGACCTTCGACGGTCCCAAGGGTGCCGACTACTACATGGACCTCGTGATTGAAGTGGTCAAGGTGACTCGCGCCGGGGGACTCCCTGACCAGCGATGCGCGCATGTCGTGAAGAGTCGCATCGCGACGATGCCGGAGACTGCATCTGGATGCGATTCGTTTGAGTTCTCTTATGACAATTTCGCTGACCGATACGGTCGCGATCTTCTGGAGCGCAAGAGCGAGCCGGTCACACTTGCGACGACGGAGCAAGTTGAGAAGTTGAAGGAGATGCTGACGAATCGGAACGATGCGGCTGCTCTCGGTGCCAAGTGGCTTCGGGCCGCATCGGTTGAAGACTTTGCGGACATGACATCCGCGCAGATCGAAGGGTGCCTCCAATGGCTGATGAAGTAGACCGAACGGTGTGGATGCCGATCAACGAAGTGAGCGAAGTGATCTCGAACGAGTACGGCGTGAAGCCGTCGCTTGGAACGGTGAGATCGTGGCTGCGGGAT